TGTATGATCAAAGCTCACCGCGACGTTCGTGCCGCAGATTCCCGCGACGCCTACTATGGAGAGTAGTAAAGCATTCGCTAGTTTCATTTGTTCAGTCTCCTCGGGTTTGCCCTCCGTTGGCTGTACTGTCTATTTTACCCTACGATACGCCTGGAAAGTATATTTACGGACTCTACTAGGCCTATGCCTATTGTTTCCAAGGAAAAAAATTTGCTAAATTTGCCTAAATCTGTCCCACCAAAGCGCATGTGAGTGCTTATCTCGTAGGTTCCCCCAAGGCTTGCTTGGTCCCAAAAAGTGGACAATCTTCGGTGCAACTTTATTGACATCCCAGTCAAGGTCGCCACAATTCTCGATGTATGGGTTGAACGTGCCGCTCAACAAAAAGTTGTACTCGATTGGAAGCTCTTCCCACTCAGCATCAAAGATGATTGTCAACAGGTCTTGGTCATGCCAAAGAATGCTGTAGTCTCCGCTTTTAATAATCTCATCGGCGCGCCTGGAAACTTCAAGTTCGCGCCACCTCGCCATGTTTATTACCAACACACCCGAGTTGAGATACCGTCCGTCTGTGCCCTTTAGACGCACGTATTCGGCGTTTGACCTATGGTCAACCGCGGCAATTCCGCCCTTTGGCTCGACTTCTAGCAATGGCAGCAAGTCGCCCATCACAAGAATGTCCACGTCAAAGTAGTACGCGTACTCGACGTGCTCGGGCAGTAGGTCAGCGATAAGCAACTTTGCGTAGGCCGTCTTGCTAACGTGGTGTGACCCACTCAACCAAGCATAAAAGTGGTCTTCCTCTTTGAACTCGACTACTTCAATCGGGACGCCTTGAAAACTGCGTAAGTTGTTTATATCTTTTTTCGCCGCCTCATTAAGTGGACCGGGGTGCAATACATACACCGGCAGTTGACTTCCAGTCATCGCAAACACGTCGCGGATGGCTGGAAGCGAAAACTTGATATAGGTGCTATCAACTACAAAAACAATCGCTTTGTTTTGTCGCTTCATCATGTTTCTATTTAACCATAGTTACAGCGGAAAAGTACGATCACGAAACCCTTGTCTATGTTAGGTTTTATCTGTACATCCTTAACCAAAAGTATGTATAAAAGAAATTGTACATTGGGCCTATAAAAGCCTTACAGCGCAAGGGTTAGAAGGGTATTTTTCATGGCTGCCGAAAAGAACGGTCTAGCGTTGCTTTACGCTCGAGTTTCAACGCAAATGCAGGCTTCTGACGGAATGTCACTTGGTGCTCAAGAAAGAGACCTTCGCCGTGCGGCCGAGCTCGCCGGTTTTACGGACATCGAGATCATTCGAGAAGAAGGCCGGTCTGGCAAGTCAATTAAAGGAAGACCGGCGCTAACAGCCGCCCTCGAGCGATTAGACCGTGGAGACGCCCAGGCGTTGTTCGTCACACGCATCGACAGGCTTGCTAGGTCCACACAGGACTTTCTTTCTGTAGTTGACAGAGCAAACAAGAACAACTGGCGAATTGTTATGCTCGACCTCAACCTAGACACATCAACATACCAGGGAAGGTTTGTCGTCACTGTTATGTCGGCGCTCGCAGAAATGGAAAGAGCAATTATCGCCGAGCGCCAAAAAGACGTTCACCGCGACCGCCGCGACACCGGCAAAATCTGGGGAGTAACGCTTGGCCCCAAGACAAAGGTTTCGCCGGAGGTTCGTAAGCAGATAGACGACTACAGGGCAGCCGGGCTGTCATACGACAAAATCGCAAAAAAGCTAAACGATGCTGGTATTGCGCCAACACGTGGACAAAAGTGGTATGCCTCTACGGTCCACAAGCTTGTGACTGGGCTAAAGGAAAAAGGCGCTGAAACAGAAGTTGAGCCGGGCGAGTAGTCGGGGGAAATTGACTACTCGAGCCCGGCTCGTTCGACGTTTCTCTCCCTAAACGTCAAACCTATTTGAAATCTATACTTAAACGGCAGCTAATCTGTACACTTTTCCAAATTATTTACGGTATCTTTTAGCGCGCTAGTAAAGAACTCTTCAATTGACATTCCAGCGGCCGTAGCTACTATCAACACGTTACTGAGCTCTTCTTTTGAAAGTCTTAAACTGCATACCTTTTTATTGTCACTTTCTCTACGAACTACTACAGTGACTTTTCGTTTTGTCATCGAGCAAACCGCTGCGCCGTTCCCCAGTCAACTTCTGTTGTCTGCACTGCCCTTGGCAGTAGCATGCAGTTGATGATGTTTGCCCTTGAGCCGTGACCCTCAATCTGAAGGCCTCTATCTGACAACTTGCGCTGAAACGCAATCTGAGTCATCGGCTTTTCACCGCGCTCTTCTGACCAAACTCTGTAGACGGCGTACAGCGATTTTACTGGAGTGGTCGCGCCTTCAGAATCTTTTGTTTCCTCAACGAGGAAGAAGCCAATTCGATCTTCGTTCTTGCGATACATTTCCGCTGCCTCGCTTACGGCAGAGCACCAACCAAGTGCGTCACGTGCGCTCGACCCAAGCAATTTAATTGCGCCCTCAACTGCCCACGATAGAACAGCTGGCAGTGCGCCCTCTGGATCAAAGATGTAGTGCTTAAGGTCCGGGTCTGGATTCTCTGGAACATTCAACATTGGCACTGGACGAATTCGGCGCCACATTGCGTCGTCAGTAATGATTGGCCTGTGGTTTGTTGTTACCCAAAGCTTTGCTCGTGATTGAAAGGTAAATGGCTTTTCACCAGGCGAACGCGCCGAGATTTCAGATGAACCTGTCAACTTCTTGATCGAGTTTTCCTTGATGCGCTCTGACTCTGGAAGTTCGTCAACCCAAACCATACGGCGTCCGCGAAGCTCTGCCCAGTGGTAAAGGTCCGAACCGTGCGATTGGCCATCGCCCTGCGCAAGAATACTTGAGTCAAGCGGCCACGCATACTGCGATGTTCCCATTGCTTTCACGAGTGCTTCAACCATCGTGTTCTTACCAGAGCCTGGTGGACCATAAACGAGAAACATTACGTCGTATGTGCGAAGTCCTGTCAATGAATATCCTGCGGCCTTTTGCAACCACTCTTGCAATTCCTTGTCGCCGCCAGTCGCAAAGTCTATAAACTGTTCCCAACGAACGTTGCGAATACCCGGGTTGTACGCAACGGGAGCACGGCGCGTGATGTATAGGTCTGGACGGCCTTTCAAAAGCTCACCAGTGCGGAGGTCAATAACACCGTTCGCCACGCCAAGCAGCGTTTCGTCACTATCCCAAGATTCAACATCAACCAATATGCGCGGGTCAGATGTCGCGCTTTCAATTGCGCCGTTGATGCGCGAGTTTGACTTTGCCTGCTGCGCCCACTTGATTACTTCGGACTGCTTATCGGCGTCATCGAGATAATGAACAACTTCACTTGCGATGATCGGCGCAACTTTCTTTGTGAGCTCGCGCATTTCAAGGCTTTCAACGTCAGGCTTCCAATATCCACCGTCCCAGTGAAACCAACCGAGTCCCGGCGTATAGCGAACTGCAGCACCAAACGAGTCAATCAAACGACGACCATTGCCAACATCACTAAGAGAACGCTTACCTGGCTCTCCACCTTCATCTTCTGTCAGTGCGTCAGGGTCTAGCGGAACATCAATATTTGTGAGGCGAGACGCATCTGCAAGCGAGTCGCCGTCCTCGAGTGAATGCGCAACTGAGCCGCCTATAGTGCCAGGCAGGTTTGTTGTAATGCGAGCGTGTTCTACTGGCATCTGTGGCGCAGTTGATTTTGCCTTTGCAAGAGCAGTGCGGCTTTCCTCCTGTGACTTGTTTGCCCACTCTTGAAGTCCAGGCCACAGACGCTCTGTTTTAGGGTTGTCAATTACAAATTGAATTGCACGACGAACATGCATTAGCAGCCCACCAGGTCCCTCGAGCTCAAGTGGTGGGCGAACCTTCTCGGCGTTAAAACGGATCATCATCGTCTCAACGGCCAAGCGACCAGCCTCTGTATTTACTGGAAACTTGTTCGCAAGCGCGCACGACATCGAGTAAATATCAACAGCGCGTGAGCCTTCGTCAATTCCTTCTTCAAGAAGTCGGTCAACATCAACCCGCTCACCGCCCCAGTCAAGTCCGTCAAGGAATGACCAGTCTCCTTCGCCAAGTGCAGTTGTTGACTTACGGCCTTTCTTTCTCAGCGCCGCAAGTAGTTCCTCTGGTGCTTCCGCCATCTCAATTTCCCAGGGTGCCTTGCCCGGTGCCCAGTCGTAGCAAACGCCAGAAAAATGCCGTGACGGTGCAATTAAGACATAACCATTGTGCTTAATGTCAATGCCGTTTAGGCCTGCCTTCTTGAGGTTGCCGACGAGTTGCTCTGATTCACCGCACTTATAGAATAGGTGGCGGCCACGGACATTCTTTCCACCCATTGAGTATGTTCCAGTGATTGCTTCAACAGTGGGCGGAAGCGCACCATCAACCAGCGACTCAAATTTTTCAAATGAGTCTGGTCCACCAGATCTCGGGTCAATGTCAATGACAAAAAATCCACTTGGACGGCAATTAACGGCAACATTGTTTTCGCTGCCTTCTGGCCACCACTTGCCAACAGTGTCTATGTCCGTTGTTGCTTGGTTGTGCCAGTCAGCAATGCTCGGGTGCTTACCAACATCTTTCGGCTCGGCATGTGCGCCGCCGCACGTGCATCGGCCGTTGTAAATGCCATAGCACGGCATAACTTTCCATCCATTGGCCGCGTACCATCGAGCGGCTGGTGAAAGTCTTCCAGAAGCTGATTCCCAAGTAGACATTAAATGCTGCCTACTTTAAAAACGCTTTAGCTAAAATCGTCATTGTGTTGCCTTCATAGTGGAGAGCGTGCAACTCTTGCTTCGTTTGCAATATAACAACCATGTTGCCATTCCGTCCTCATCGTTGGGACTTTTTTATTTGATGGGAGCCCTACATTATCACAGGAAAGATGTGTACACGATACTTATGTACGGATACAATATATGTTATAGTACATGATACTGTACATATGACATTTAGCCAACCTTAGGAGGCCGCACAATGGGGGCGCTTTTTGATGATATTAAAAAGGAAGAATCTCAGAAAGGCACGAGATCTCGCATCGCAGAGATTCTTTCTGATCTTTCAAAAGAAGATGCTAAAGATTTCAAGCAGGCATTAGACGATCATTCAATTCCAGCATCAAACATTTCTAAAGCAATGGCCAAGCGTGGCTATAAACTTGCAATAAATGTAATTAGCCGCTACCGCCGCGGAGAATTGGCAACAGATATCAAATGAGTCTATCGGACGACATTCGCAAAGAAGACGAAGTTACAGAACTAAGAAAAGCTCTAAAGCGTGCCCAGCAGGCAGAGTACAAAGCTAAGCGCGCAAATGAAGACATTATTGATGCAGTACTTATGGCTGCTCGAGAAGCAGCCTTGGCTGCTGGTCCTGGAAGAATGGCGCCTATAAAGCCAGCCAAAGACACGCGCAAGAACAAAGCAGAAGTTGCTCTTATTCACGCAACTGACTGGCAACTTGGAAAAAAGACCGCCGACTATGGAATTGAAAAGTGCTCTCAACGGATGGAGCAGTTTGTAGACAAAATTGCCGAGTTAACAGAACTTCAAAGAACTCACCACCCCGTCCGCGAATGCACTTTGATGTTCGGCGGCGATATGGTCGAAGGTATCACGATCTTTCCCGGCCAGGCGTGGGAAGTAGAGGCGCACCTCTTCGAGCAGCTTTTCGAGACTGTAAGAATCGAAGAGATGATGGTCCGTAGCGTTGCACGGATCTTTGAAAAAGTTAATGTTGTTTGCGAGTATGGAAATCACGGACGCCTTGGAAAGAAAGGCGAACTTCCTGCAAACGACAATATTGACGCGATCAGCTATAGAATCGCGCAGGAGAGAACAAGAGATCTAAAAAACGTCAACTGGCAGCTCTCAAGCGACTGGTACCAAATCGTAAGAATTGGAAACTACAACGCACTTCTCGTCCACGGCGATGAGATTAAGAGCTTTGGCGGAAACACACCAGCGTTTGGCATTCTTCGTAAATGCAACGCCTGGGCAACTGGAGTAGTTCCAAGCTTCCAAGACGTGTACATGGGCCACTTTCACACACCAATGAGCCTTACGATGGCAAATGGCGGTCGAATCTTTGTCTCTGGATCTCCAGAGTCTGAGAGTGTGTATGCCGCAGAATTCATTGCTGCCAAAGGAAAGCCATCGCAACGACTGCATTTTATTGATCCAGAAAAAGCTAGAGTCACTGCTGAATACGTTGTTTGGTTAGATTAACCTACGCATGTGCGGTTACAATTTTTGTAACAGCATCGTCGGAGGTTAGCAATGCTTAAAGCACGCACGTTCTTGAGAACTCAAGGAAAAGGAGTTCTTCAAGCCGCTGACGATATTGCAACGAACAAGCTCGAAGAAAACTACGCTATAGATTTAGCACGAGTCGGTGTTATGTGGTCTGGAATTCTAGAACTAAACGGACCAATACCCGCATCTGAAGTAGCGGCAATGCTATCGTGTCTTGATCTTGTTAGAGCCACGACGCTGATTGACTCTGAAAAGCACTGGGTCAACGCGGCTGCCCATGCCGCGCTTGCCGCATACTCAGAAATAAATGACGACGCTAACTCAGGTGCTGAAAACGAAGATTCTAAGCTAGATACCGACCCAAAGAACCCAATAGGCTTTGTTTCATCTGGTGAAACCCAAGAATAAGCAATTTTATAGAAGATCTACCGCGGCAACCAGTGCCAAATCAAAAAACGGCCTAAAACGCTGACTAACAAGGCCGTCGCTACGGATTACAATACTATAGACAGTGCTGTAACAAAAGGTTAGAATATGGGATCGGCTGCAGGAAAGTATCAAATTATAGCTGACCAAGGTGCTACATTTCAACGTGTGCTGACCTGGAAAGACTCGACTAATACAGCTGTAAACCTTACTGGATATACAGCAAGAATGCATATTAGGAACGAATACGAATCTACAAGCTTTGTTCTTGCTCTAACGACTGAAAATAGCCGAATAGCTCTCGGAGGCGCCGCTGGAACAGTAACGCTAACAGTTGATGCTACTACGATGACAAATTTGTTTGCCGATACGTACGTTTATGATCTTGAGCTTGTCTCTGGAGCCGGAGTCGTCACCAGACTCGTGATGGGTACGTTCACCGTGCGGAGAGAGGTCACAAGGTAATGGCGAACAATGTTGAATTTAACGATGAGCCCTACAAAGTAACTGTCAACCGAAAGAACAAAGAAAAGGTTGAAGTTCGTGAGGTTGTCAATAAAGTAGTTCCGTCGGCTCCAGGTCCACAAGGTGCTGCGGGCCCCACTGGACCAACAGGTGCAACAGGTCCTTCTGGTCCTGCTGGCGCAGGCGCTACTGGCGCGACAGGCGTAGCTGGAGCGACTGGACCAACTGGACCTACTGGTGTAACCGGTGCGACTGGTGCTACAGGCGTAACAGGTGCTACTGGCGTAACAGGTGTCACGGGTGCAACCGGTGTAACTGGTGCAACAGGACCTACCGGTGTGACTGGTGCAACAGGAGTAACAGGAGCAACAGGTGCAACAGGTGTCACGGGTGCAACAGGAGTAACAGGTGCAACCGGTGTAACTGGTGCAACAGGACCTACGGGCGCAACTGGAGTTACAGGAGCAACTGGACCTACAGGTGTAACTGGTGCAACAGGACCTACCGGTGTAACTGGAGCGACTGGTACGACAGGTGCAACAGGACCTACCGGTGTCACGGGAGCAACTGGTCCAACTGGTGTAACTGGTGCAACTGGCATAACAGGAGCAACAGGTGTCACGGGTGCAACAGGAGTAACAGGTGCAACCGGTGTAACTGGTGCAACAGGACCTACCGGTGTAACTGGAGCGACTGGTACGACAGGAGCAACTGGCCCAACAGGTGTAACGGGCGCAACTGGAGTTACAGGTGCAACAGGCCCGCAAGGCGACACGGGCGACACAGGCGCGACAGGTGCAACTGGAGGTCAAGGTGAAAGTTTTTCCTTTAGAGGTCCTTACGGTGGTCCAGAGATTGTTTATAATCTTAATGATGTAGTTACATTTAATGGCTCTTCTTATATTTGCCTAGGTGACAACACTAGTGGTTATCAACCAGATTCATTAATCTCTTGGGATTTATTTGTAGAAAAAGGCGCAACTGGGCCGACAGGTGTAACTGGTGACACAGGTGCAACAGGGCCTACTGGCGTTACAGGCGCAACTGGTCCGACAGGTGTAACGGGCGCGACCGGTCCGCAGGGTAACTTCGGTGGCATCACAGTTGAATATCTTTTTTCAACTACAACAACGATGTCCGATCCTGGAGACAATTACGTCAGGTTTGATAGCGGCACATATTCATCAGTAGCACATATTGCCATTGACGACAATCCAAACAATGCAAACATTGACCTATCGTCATTTCTTCAAACAATTGATGACTCAACGAGTACAGTCAAAGGTCACGTCAAAGTCTCTAAGAAAGTTGACGCATCTGTATTCGCGCTTTTCACTATCTCCGGTCTCGTAGATTCTTCTCCAAACTGGTTTGATGTAGCTGTTGCCTATGTATCTGGAAACGGAACATTTGCAAATGATGACGAAATTCTTTTGACATTTGCTCGAACAGGTGACGTTGGAGATACCGGTGCGACGGGGCCGACTGGCGTTACAGGAGCAACCGGTGCAACAGGCGTGACGGGTGCAACTGGTGCTACAGGTGTCACGGGCGCAACGGGAGTAACTGGTGCGACTGGACCTACGGGAGTAGCAGGAGCAACAGGTGTCACGGGTGCAACTGGCCCGCAAGGTGATACAGGTGCGACCGGTCCAACGGGTGTAACGGGAGTAACTGGTGCAACAGGACCTACCGGTGTAACTGGAGCAACTGGACCTCAAGGCAATACTGGCCCAACAGGTGTAACGGGTGCAACTGGAGTTACAGGTGCAACAGGCCCGCAAGGCGACACGGGCGCTACCGGACCTACCGGTGTCACGGGCGCTACCGGACCTACAGGTGTAACAGGCGCAACCGGAGTAACAGGTGCAACTGGTTCACAAGGTGACACCGGTGTAACCGGTGCAACAGGCGTTACAGGCGCAACGGGTCCAACTGGTGTAACAGGTGCAACCGGTGTCACGGGAGCAACTGGTCCACAAGGTGATACAGGCGCAACTGGTCCGACAGGTGTAACGGGCGCGACTGGTCCAACTGGCGTAACAGGTGCAACCGGTGTAACAGGTGTAACTGGTGTCACAGGTGCAACTGGTACGACAGGCGCCACTGGACCTACCGGTGTAACCGGTGCAACAGGACCTACGGGCGCAACTGGTGCAACTGGCGCAACCGGGCCTACAGGTGCAAATGCTCTATGGAATTTCACCGGTGCTTATAGCATTGGCGCATCGTATGCAGTTGGTGATATAGCAACCTATCAAGGACAAACTTGGTATCGAATTAATGCTAATGGTGGAAATACTGGCGATACCCCGTCAGAAGGACTGTTTTGGACTCTCATTGCAGCTGAAGGTGACACTGGACCAACAGGTGCAACGGGAGTTACTGGCGCAACCGGTCCAACCGGTGCAACTGGCGTAACAGGTGCAACCGGTCCACAAGGTGATATAGGTGCAACAGGGCCTACTGGCGTTACAGGAGCAACTGGTGCGACGGGACCGCAAGGTGATACAGGAGCAACTGGACCCACTGGCCCAACCGGCGACACGGGAGCTACTGGTCCAACTGGTGTCACGGGCGCGACTGGCGTTACCGGTGCTACAGGCGTAACAGGTGCAACCGGTCCAACTGGTCCTCAAGGTGACGTAGGAGCAACTGGTGTAACGGGAGCAACAGGTGTAACTGGTGCAACCG